ATCGGCTCCATCAGTAAATGATCTAACTTCTGGTAAAGTTCCTACACCAAATGCTAAAGCAGATGTCCTTGCAGACATATCTGTTCCAGCACTACTAAACGTACTAGGGTGGTCTAACCAGTAAATGTAATTACTTGAATTTTCAATTACACTAATATAATAGTTAGTTGCACCAAAATCGTCTTTTGCATCTGAACCTTTAGATACTTTTTCAAATTTTTCTAAAACTGTACCTGTAACTCCAGAGATTTTTCCATCTTCATCAATTACAACAATATGCATTTCATCTAGCGTGATTGCTGATGTTTGTGCAGTTGCGTAAGCTGATGTGCCCGGTGCACCACTAAACAAGTTTGCAAATTCCCATTCTCTAGTTACAGCTGCGCCACTTGCAACGGCGACAACTAATCCTAGATTAGAATCATTTTCTTGTGCAATAGTGAGATCACCAGCACCAGTTGAACTTGAATCAAAGGCAATTGCTGAAACTTTATATCTAGTAAGATCAGAACCAATTGCAGTGATAATATCACCTACTGCAAATTGTTGGGCCTGAGTAACCCCAATAGACGTTGCTCCAATTGCTGAAACAGCGTTAGTTTGATATTGAGCTGATGTTCCAGCACTTGTATCATTTGCTTCAAAGGCACGCGAACCACCACAAGAACTAATTTTTAAAGAATTACCTAAGTGGCCTGCATATCTAGCGCCGTATTCACCGACTGATGCAGAACCATCATTATAATTATCTCTATAATGAGTTAAGTTTTTAATTAATAAACTTTGTCCTGATGTTGTTGTTGCGTTTACTTGGCCTGCTGTCAGGCACCGTACTACTTTTAAGTCAATACCATAGTCTAAAAACATCGCAGCAGGGAAAAAATTCTCTGCATAGCGATTAGTATTAGCTACGGGTTCTCCAAATATAGTAGCAAGTTGTTTCCCAGAAGTTATTGTTGTGACTTGATCAACTGGACCCCAGCCGAAATGTCCAACATAAGCTCCGGTAGAACTTGATACCGCAGGAATAACATTAGTAGCATCTATTTCTTGAACCAGTACACCTGGCGAAACTTGAAATGCCATTTTATTATCTCCTAATTTTCTTTTATTTCGAAATAAAATAAAAATAATTTAATGATAAGATTATTCCTATCATTAAACAGTATTTATAATTTAGTAAACTTTAGACTCTCCAACAACAGTCCAAACATCACCACCTTCTACATAAACTTCAGGTTCTAGGTCAGGTTTCGAAAAAATTCCGGGCGGAACTATATCATCTTCAATTTGTCTTTGTTGTTCGTCATACAATAATTTCTTTAATTCTAAATCTGTTAAACTTTCAAAAAATGGTGTTGTTATAAACCATGAAAATAACACCAAATTCATTACTAAATCATCATGGTTACCACCATCGGCTTCCCATGATTGTCCTTTTCCTACAAATGTTATTAATTCATTGATTGTGAATTTATCTACTATTTGTAACTTGTTTTCTTCCATGACTTCTTTAAGTGTAGCACATCCTCTATGCTTCGTCTTTTTCGTCATAGTTACACCAATTCCTGATGCTTTTACTGTTGATTGTGTAAATACATGCTCATATTCAATATCATAATAAAGTTGATTACATACAATCTGTCCTTGATCATTATTCTCTATAATAACTAATGCATCATTATACATCTTTGCGTATCTATGTATGATGTCAGGAAATAGTAATGGAGATATCATATTATCTCTATAAATAGCTACCTGTTTAAATGGGTCTTCTGTTATATCTATAATTGAAAATGTTGAATAATCTTGCCCTCTACCTTTAGCCGTATCAACACACATAATATAAGTGTGATCTACGACAGGTTCATCATATAAATATGTGTTTTGTTTAAACCAAACAGGATCATGTGCCTGTAACCCAAGTAGTGTATTTGCATTAATAAGAGTATTACCTGTTCCCAAGAATGAATTACCAAATTCTTGTTCAAATTGTAGTTCAGAAGTATTTGCAATTGTCATTGCTTTCCATGCATCATCTCTACCAGGAACATCTCTCCAATGTACTTTAAAATCTTTGTATTCGTTTTTTTCTTGTACAGCACCTTCGTAAAGTTTATGATACATATTTCCTATACCATTCGCTGTAGATGTAATAATAACTTTTGATTGGCCACCAGATGTTACAACAGGATATGTTGATGTATAGAACTGTTCAGCATTTTCTACAAACGCAAACTCATCAAGATACAATAAGTTTACAGACAGTCCACGAATTGAGTTAGCTCCTGTTGCAGAAGCTATAATTCGACTTTCGTTTTCAAACTCTATTGAACCTCTATTTAATACTTTCGTACCTGGTTGTAAGAAAAACGGAACATGCTCTAACATAGTAGTAATTCTAGTCAACATTTCTCTTGCAATTGCACCTTTGTTGGCTAGAATAGCTATAGTTTGTTCGGGTTGGAATAATAGATACCAAAGAAGGAAAGCACATGCTGTAATAGATTTACCAGATTGTCTACATGCTAAAACAACACTAAATCTGTTTTCGTCAAAATGGTCTATGAGCTCTCTTTGATAATCATAGAGTTTGAATTTGATCAAACCTTCATCAAGAGAAATAATTTTTACATAGTTTTCTATAAAATGTATAGGACTTTCCATACATTTTTTGTATTCTAATATCTGTTCTTCTGTCCATTCGGCTTGGACACCAGTTCTTTTGACATTGATGTTTCCAAGGTATCCTGTATTCTTATGAACCATTATAACTCCAATCGGGGAACTTATCCTTGTGCATGGTCTTTTAATATTCTTTGTAATTCTGTTGATGAGCCAACAAAAAGATTGTTATTAACTTTGTTTGGCATAGTATTGTCTCTATCTAATTCTTTCATTTTAGCCTGTAAGTCTATTAATTTTTCTGTTGTTTCACTAACAGTCTTGATTAATTGTCCAGCTACTTCATATACTCTTGGGTGTTCTGACTCTCTTGCTATGTCTAGAATGCCCTCTATTGCGTCCTGACCGCGTTCTACAAGACCGTAAAACACTTCCCGACTATACTTGTAGTCTGAAGTTTGTTCTTGACTCTTATCATTGTGTTGTAGTATGGTTGGAAGATTTTTTTCAGCTTCTACAATTTCTCCTTTAATACCAAGAAGTTCGTCTAATTTTTCATCAACTTTACTCATACTATGTATTTATGATTATTTAGGATCGCTAGATTTATCGTCTGAATAAGTAATTATAGGTTGTTCAAAGAAATTTGTTGTTTCATTGTATGTAAATGTAGAATCAGGGTCTGCATCACTAGGATCTGGAGTTATAATTTGTTCTCCAACTCTCCCTGCTGAATCTGTATTTGAAATATTACCACCACCATCTTCTATATAAGTTCTAGCTTTAACTGTTCTAATAATTTCTGAATCTGTAACAGGTCCATAAATGTAATTCTTCATAGTAAAACTAAGAGCATATGTTAATTGTTGTCTAGTAGTAAAATCACCTTCATATTCATCAGTTTGATTTATACTTGTTAAAATAATAGGAATATCTCTTGTTTCATTCATGTCTGGAACAGTATGAATTGTAACTGTATAATCAGGTGTAAAATAAGGAAATATTTGTTCTATAATTTGTAATCCATCATCAGTATTTTTTACTAATACACTTAACTCAAACCCTATATTATAAGGAGCTGGTGCATATTGATATTGCATTACTGTTGGGTCTGAAGTTTTAGCTTTCTTATATTGTGTCTTTTTAGATAATTTTCTAGTTGCATCATACTCGATAGAAGATATTTCAAAACCCATTCGTGGTAATGATATTGCTGTTCTTGGAGTTCCACTAAGTCCCAACTCGGGTTGTTGTTGTAATCGTGCTATCCATTTTTGTCTAGGACCATAGGCTAAAGGAACCTTCATAAGAGTTCCATCAGCTCTTTTAATACTGATATTATTAAACAATGTACCAAAGACTGATACACTTCGTTTAATTGTTTCGTGATAAAAATGATCTCCAAACATTATGTGGCCTCACCAAATGGATTACTTTCAGAGAAATCTATAATTCCGTCTGCATCAGTTTCTAAGTCAAGATTAAATGCACCTGGATCAGTAGATAATGTTAAGTCACTTGCAATTGATATAATATTTCTTCTTGAAGCTAAACTGTCTTCTACTACTATATAATCAAACGCTGTAGAATCGGTAGAAGTTGCTGCTTCAATAATAGTAGTAGTTCCATCTTCAAGTAAGAATGAGTTACTATCAGCATCAAGAATGTTGTCAGTACCTGAAGTTCCATCTGTTATAAAAGACGGAATCACTACTAAAGCTGTACCATCTTCAAAATCAATAAAGTATCCTTCTTGTCCTGCACCAGCCATTACAATTCTATCTCCTTCAGAAGTAGCTTCCATTTCAATATTTCCATCAGCAGTATCTGTTGTTAAGAAAGAACTATATGTAGCAGGATCGCCTGTATCTGTTGTTTTGAGAGAAGATACTGTTAATTTATTTGTGTCTTCACTCCAAGATGATACAATACCTGATATAACTATACCAGGATATACCATTTGAGAAACACTTTCTCCTTGTACAAAATCTCTTAAAGTAGGTGTATCTGCCAAGGTTAATTCTAGCGCTGCAGCCTGTGCCAATTCAATATCTGTATCAAGTGCCTCAACTTCTGTATCAAATTTCTCACCAGAGTATTCAAATAAGTCACAAGACATTTTAAATACAAACATTTTACCTAATTGGTAAAACGGATTTTCATGTTCTACAAATTTTATCTCAAATAAACTTTGTGATAATGGAAAATAGATAAGATCACCTTCATTAGGTCTCAACCCTGTTGCAAGGTTGACATCTAATGAAACAAATCGTTCCCAACTTCTTCTTGATATAACAAAAGTAGCAGAATCTCTTACTTCTACACCGAATTTAGAATATAAATCACCTTCTCCTTCAAATCCTTCAATCCCTTCAAGATACATTTCAACTTCATATGCATCTTCAAAACTAGAATTGGCGGCTTCTCCAAGTATTGTATCTTCGTTTACTATTTTTCTAGGCAAGTAATATACATTGTGTCCATACATGCGTAAGGATTCAACAACTAAATCTTCAACTAGATTTTGTTCAGTTTGTACTGCTTGATTAAAAAATACGTTTGTTGGCATATTATTCTTCCGGATATATATCGTTGTCTATTAAAAATTGTTTGTGTCTTTCCCAAGCTTCAGCTTGTTCTGTTTCTACTAATGTTAATGCAGCTGCTACTTCTGTCCAATTTGCACAATGCCCTATAGGTACACAAAGCCATTGTGTGGTAGGAACTTCTATGTATTGCATACTCAGTTGTGCAACTACACTCGGAATTGCGGCTATATTTACTCCATCTCCTAGTGCTACAATTATACCTGGTGTATTTGAGTCCTCGTAATCTAAAGCAGTATATCCAGAAGGGAGAGTATCTATTAGACTTTGCTGGCCTCCATAATGATCGTGAATAAAATACTTCATAGTGCGTACTTAGCTCCTGTTCCAGCTCCTCCTGCTCCGCCACCATAGTTATTTCCTGTTATGCCTCCATCTACTACTGCAGTAGGTCCTGTTCTTGTACTTGTTCCACCAAAAACCATTCCAATACCACCACCACCAGCACCACCTCTGGCACCACCAGCACCATTACTGCCGATTTCATGGTAGTTTCCATGGTTTTTTCCTCTTGATTCTATTCTTCCATGTGACCCTGTATAGTCTCCTGTACACATAGCTATAAAAACACCAGCTGTTCCGTTTCCAGCATCGTAATATCTTCCCGGTCCTCTTTCTGTTCCGACACCTTTGTATGGATCAATACTATTTTGTTCCATAAATCCACCATTTGAAGGTTGTCTTACACCTGCCGTATTATCTCCAAAACCTGTACCAGTAGCACCTAATATCATTCCACCCGGATTCCCTAAGCCACCAGAAGCTCCATATAAATAATTGGTCAAATGAGGTTTTCCACCAGCACCGCCGTTAGGTTGAGCATCATTTTCAGCTGATACAGTATTAGTTTGATAGGAATGATTCATAGTTCCACAACCTGATCCACCACCACCAAAACAAGTTGCATCAGCACCTGCTCCAGCCCACGTGGACCCACATGTTGATCCACTCTGATGATTATGCCCACTTCCACCACCACCAGCTCCGTAGGTTGCTGTACCTCCAGCATTATAGGAAGAACCCTGCTGCTCATTTCTATTTACTCTTGCTCCACCTGCTCCGCCTGTAGCTGGTATTGTAACAGTACCATTTATGGGTATTGCTATTGGAGCTGTATATCCATGTGAGTTTCCTGTACCACTATGATTTGCTCCTCTGTCTGTCATACTAATTAAACCATTGTGTGTAAAAGCACCAGCTATATAGAAACAAGTAAATAGTTTTCTTACTGCTGGTTTTATAATACATGGATAATGTATGTTTAAATCTCCATTGATATAAACTAAAGCTGAATGTGTGTCTTCATTTCCTGTAAAAAAGAAATTATCAAAAAATGCTCCTAGTTCATTATCATCATCAATAGTTAGATTACCATTCCAATAAGCCAAGTCATAATATCCAGCAAAATTTCCATTTAGGGTTAATCTTCCTGTTTTTACAAATCCATTTGCTAATGTTTTCTGTGTAGTCAAATCATTCGCAGGATAGTTTACTCCCCATAGACCCTGTGAATTAAGATTATGAACTTGATTAATCGAATATACACCCGAATCTCTAGGCATAGCTCCACCAGAGTCTCCCAATGTTTTCATTGCGTTCTCTAAAGTGGTTGCACTTACATTTTGTACAAACATTGTGTTAATCCGTAGTTATTTGACCAGAGATAATATAATCTATATCTCCATTAGCACTGGCTGAACCATTAATTAAATCTGTTTCATCTAAAAATATTGGTCTGTCTATTACTGATATTGTTGTTGCTGGTGGTATTACTAAACCATTACATAAGTAATAGTAATTACTACCATTGTCTACACTTATTTTTAGTGTAGCTGTACAACTATTTGATGTATCAGCATTACACAAAAATATACTTTCTATTTTCCAAGCATCATCAGCATCACAATCAACTAAAGCTGTATCAGAAGTTGTTAAATCTCCTGCTTTTAATAACGGCCTAATTGCTGCTACATTTACTAAATTTGGTGTTGCCATTTTCTATTTCTCCTATCCATTAAATAATCCTGCGAGTATCATCGCTACTCCTTTTCCTATCCCCGCAGAGTAAGCACTTCCGTCTTCTCTCAGGGTTCCTGTAAAATTTATATCTCCATCTACATCTAGTGTATATGCTGGAGTTGGTTTGTTTATACCTATAAAGGCGGTATTAAACCTCAAGTAAACACCACTATAGTTAGCTCCAGGTGGCATATTACCCGATGTTGAAATCACCATATCCGATCCTGATATACCTATTCCAAATTCTGCTGTGCCGGGTCTATGTATTCTCCAATGTTTAGTATTATCAGTAGCGTTATAAGTTTCTAATAGTGCACCTGGACTAGCAGTTCCTATACCAACCATACTTGCTGAAGAATCAACTACTAAAGTATTTGAATCCCAATTAAAATCACCTGTTCCACCTGTTAATCCTGTTAATGTTCCTACGCTTGTTATATTTGTTTGAGCTGCTGCTAAATGAGCTGCGTCTATTGAGCCGTCTACATAGTGTTCCGAATCAATAGCATCATCAGCTATCTTAGCACCAGTAACTACATCTGCTGCTAAATGAACTGAGTCTATACTACCATCTACATACTGATCTGAGTCTATTGA